TCCGTGTTTCTTGTTGGCACGAATACGATGCTGATTAACGTGTATGTACTTTTTTGCCACTATATTCTTCCATACAAACATTATTAAGGTCTTGACGGGACAGCCAACCTTCTCACTGACTGCCCCGCCAATTCCAAAACACCTAGTTAGGCGATGCTGACCTCATCGGTCTTGGCAAAGCTAACGGCGTTACGAACACCAACGTCCAACTCAGCGTGGAGAACCATGCGAATGGTTCCCGACTTGCTGTTGCTGTACGGGTCAACCAAGATCGACGGTGCGCCGAACTGGGCAATGATGAGTTGTGAGAAGTCACCATAGACCAGAGCAGAGGCGTCATTGCCGCCATCGCCCGGATCCAAGTTAGTCGGCACATTGCTCGTAAACGCAATCGGCTGACCGTAGAGGTTATCCCACGGGTCATTCAACAGCATGACGCTATCGGTTGAACCAACGCGAACCGTGCTGGCAAGCTTGGACTTGACTGCCGGATGTGACAGGAAGCCAGCCGCCGCGCTATTCACGATGCCGTTATCTTCCTCAACCAGCTTGACCAATCCGATGATGTCAGCCCATGTGAGAGCGTCAACATCCGTGCCGGATGAGATGTCAAGATTGTTAATGCCTGATGTGTTCAGGATACCAGTCGGCTGACCGGAAGAACCAGAACCTTGGATTGCATAAAACTCCGTGCGGTCTGCGGCAGATGCCAACAGATCGTTGCGGATGATTTGCTCAATCGCAGGGACGCTTTCCATAACCAGCAAACGAGACATTTCAACGAAACTGCCTAAAGTGCGTGGCTGGAGTGTCAAACCGCCATCTGTGCCAGCACCGTCACCAACATCTCCGAGTTCTTCGACAAATGCGGCTGATGCACCAGTAGCCAATTTTGGCATTTTGATGCGACCGGTCAGACCTGACAGGTATGTGGTTCCCAGATTGCCTAGCACTTGCTTTGCGCGGAGTGCTTCGATAAACATGTCCCCGCGATGTTCGGTAGGAACAAAGTCATCGAAAACGACTTCTGAACCTGTAGCCCCTGTCGCGGCAGTGGAAAGTGCGCCACGTTGCGACCAAGCAAAGTCAGGAACATATACGCCTTCGGCAGAGCGACCAACCTGACGAGTGATTTCGTCGTTCAGTTCGCGCTCCAGACCAGCTTCACGCCAGTCACCGGTTGCTTGTGCTTTAACCATACGACCTAAAGAATACTTGCGTGTTTCTTTAACAGGTGCGTCGATTACGTTTGCAGGAGTATCAAGCGGCTTGTCGTCGCCAATAGCTTCCAACAGTGCGCCACGGAACTGGTCTACAGACAGTCCGTCACGAATGGCAGTTTCGCCCAAGTCACGCTTGTTGTGCTTGGCGGCGATTGCCAAGATTTCGGCATCGTTCTTGCGTGCAGTTCGGACAGCTTCGGCCTTTACTGCATCAAGGTCAATGCCTTGGTTTTCAGTTGAATCAGTCATTTTTATCTCCGTTTTAACTGATGATTGTAAAGGTTCGGAAACTGACCGCCCAACTCCGACCAGATTTGACTGATCTGCCGGAACTGAAACAATCGAGATTTCCATCGGCGTGGTTCGGACACGGACGATTTCGTCCTCATCTTCCTCACGCTCGACGCGACCATCAATACGATAGCCGACTGAAATGTTCTGACGAATACCGTCACGAACATCGTCAAAGACTTCAGAAGCCTCGTCGCCTTTTCCAAAGCGAACAACTGCACGCAATCGACGCGCATCTTCATCCATCTCGACTGTCTCGACGACACCGATTTGCTTGGTCATATCATGGTCAAGCAAAAGTGGCGCACGCCCAGAATTAAGAAAGTCCAAGTTCATGCTTTCGCGTGAATGGTCTATAACTTCCATGCCGAAGTCGCGCTCGACAGGTTCCTCACTGGATACACCAATGCGAACGCGGCGCGTTTCTTCATCAATGGCGCGATCTTCTTCAATCGCGTGATAACGCTTGACCATCTCATTGCGGTCAAGACGTTCCATATCTTTTTCACCATCGCCCTTATCTTCTTTTTCTTCATCCTCGTCGTGATACGGACGCTCTTCCGTTTCAGGCATAGATTTGCCAAACGTGATGATATAAGCGTCATCCGTTTCCTCGACGTTCTGAATGTGTCTCTGTTCCAAGTCTGCCATGTCACGCTCCTTTGTTGACAGGGGATGCCCCAAGGGTAACAAATCTGTGTCATGTTTGCCACCCTGAAACCTTCCGTTCCTTAAAGCAAACATATAGCTGTTAACGCGTGCCATCGCCCATTGCTGTGGCGATGAAACATTTGGACGCGATATACCGGCAGTAGCCGCCGCGCCCATTCCGCGCTCATATACAATCGCCAAGATTCGGGCTGTTGTTCTTTTTGTCTTTGCGTTGTTAACTTCTTCATTATGTTCGGTTGCCTTGCGGCGCAACGCTTTTTGCGTTTGATCGGGCAAATCGCTCAATCCACGATCTTCATCTTTCTTGCCTTCCAGCTTCTTGATGAGTTCCAACATGGCATCTTTCATACCTTGTTCGCCTAGCGTGCCAATCACACCCCATTTCATCTGCGCGACTACGCCGCCGATGTTTGATTTATTCGGCTCCAAGTCACCGTCTTTGAACTGCGCCCCATCCTCAAAGTGACGCGCCGCCCATGCTTCGCGCTCTTTTATCCAATCCAACGTGCCTTGCGTTTCTTCGCCATCGCGTGCCTTTGTCCAAAAGTTGAACGCTTCATTGCCGCGAATGTTGCCGCCGGTTCCCCAGACTTCTTTGTTGTTTTCTTTTACGCCAGCCGCAAAGTCATAATCAAACTGCGGATAGTTACTGTTCCGCAAGCTGACTTTTTTATCATCGCCTTTGGTCGGAAAATCAGTCGCCATTTTCGGCTCCGTCAATGTCTGCTTCGACAGGCAGTTTTTGCCCAAACGGCTCAAACGCAAGTTTCAAGCCATAGCGTTCTGCCATTTCTTTGTCGGCCTGTATCTGCGAAAACACATCTTCAACATCGCGCCCATAGTTCGCGGCGATATCCGATAGGCTGACAATGCCGTTTGATACGGCTGTGATGTTCGCGTTGATTTCGCGCTGTGGGTCAACCCATGCAAACCCGCGACCACGGAAATGCACATTGTCTGAAAACTTGTCGAACTTACCCATCGGCAATGGAATGTTGCCAGCAGTCATCGCGGCTTCCAGCCATGCGCGGAAAATCGGTTCGCAAAAATGCTGGATAAAGAACGACTGCAAAGTTTTGTAATGGTCGCGCTCCTCAATCGTACCCTGCCGGATGGATGAATATGACACGCCGGTCAAATCATTCGACAAGCTGGTATAGCTGACATTCAAACCAGATGCGATGCCGCGCAATACGGCTTTCTCAAAGTCATCAAACGCCGATGTCGGATGTGTCGGGTCAATCAGCTTCAAGTCCTGACCTTCCGGCAGTTGAAAAATGCTTGCCGGTTCAAAGTCAATCAGTGGGCGGTCTTCTTCTGTCTCATCATCACCGACAAAATCCTCACCAGTTGGCGATGTCAGAACAGCAAACTTCGATGCCGCCGCCCGTGCCGCTACCAGTTCGGCTTCGCGGTATCCGTGCAACATCTTGATCGACGCGATTGCCGGAGCCATGAATGGTTCGCCGCGTGTTTGGTGCGTGCGTGTCGGCATGAATAGATGGATGATTTCATCGGCTGGAACGCGACGATGCTTGCGGTTCCGGCTGGGCGTATATTGAAAGCTGTCATTCGGATGGTTCGTCAGAACATAATACGCAACAGGCCGGTGAAAGCTGTCGAGTTCAACGCCCATTCTAATTTCGTTGCCGTTTTCTTCGTTGCGCCCGCTTTTTTGGTCGTCAATCAAATCGCTTTCGATAAACTGTAAAGTAAAGTTGTCGGCATATTGCCGGTTCACAATTTTTTTGATGAACACCTCACCATCGCGTGCCAGTGTTTCGGCGGCGACACGTTGGCAATCAAGCCAGCTTAGTCTGCCGGTCACATCGGCATTGCCCATGCGCCCCCAGCTTGCAAAAGCATTTTCAATTATTGCATTGCCAGCCGCATCAAGTGACCGGTCATCATTGCGTGCGCGAACCTGAACGGAAAAACCTTTTTCACCGACCACATTTGTTTTGACCAAATTCAGATATCGTTTAGCATATTCATTGTTCCGCGCCAAATCACGACTGCGGTTCCGCAAGACCGGCAAGGATGATTTTAATTCGCTGTCGGCTGAAAAACTTGACGCGATAAAGTCGCCAAAAAGACGACCACTGTCTGCGCCAGCGTAATTCCGATACAAGTGTTTATATTTTTTCTGCTTTGGTTTTTCAGACCGGCTCAAAAAATCAAAAATGCCCATCGCTTAAAACCTTCCCAAAATGGTTGATTTTGTTTTGCGCCCGTGCGTGATGCGTTCCCGTTTTTTTATTTCATTGACTTCGCGCCGGTAATAATCGCGCCACTCCAAAAGTTCGGATGGTGTGAACTTGTTAAGTGAACGCCCGTTGATTGAATAGCTGGAAACATCGCTGTCGGCTTTGCCTTCCAAAATTGTTTCGATTTTGCCCAGCATAATTTCTGCGTGTTGACGCGGATCGACATTGTTGTCGTAATCCGTCGAAACTTTGATATGACCGCGATC